GCCGCCGGGGCTTCTGGAATACAGATCGGCTCTCTGGTTCTCAATCTGTTTGCGGCGCACCAAGATATCGAGCGCCTCTTGAGTGATGCCTTGATCTGGCACCGTCAACTGCTTATCAAGCCCGGCGTTTCGAAGCTGCGATCGAGCACTATCTGCCGAAAGGATGTTGTTCGTGCGATATGCAGCAGCAAGATCCTCCTGCCGCTGGATCGATTGAACCGGATTAAACTCAAACGTCTCTCGAGCTGTTTCGATCAGCTCCTCGCCAAGTGCGGGCTCGCGAACAGCAGACTGCGGCTCGCGCTTCTGAAGAGTGAGCAATCCTTCAAAACTCATTCGGGGCGTCCACCCATTTCGATGTCAAGGCGGCGAATCCGCTCGCCCTTGGTTGCGGAACGATTCTTGATCTGCTGCCAAGAATACTGGAACAGAGACCCGTCTGCTCGCTCAACAGGCTGACCGTCTCGCATCAAAACGACTCGATTGTCATCGGGCATGGTTTGCCAGTAAGAGCCTCGGATCGTGCCAATTCCAAGCTCCTTGATCGCCTCATTTCTGAACTCACGAAGACCAGTTCGAAGCTGCGCATTTGACACAGATTCCGTCACCGGAACTCGCACAATGGCATCGTCGATCTCTGCCAGCGCGTAACGCTCTCCGACAACCTCCTGATATGCAAGCTGGGCAGCGTCTGCCGCGCTCTTGCCATTTCGCGTGTAATCGACAGCAAGCCGATAAATCGCATTCTGCAAGATCAGACTGGTATTGAGATCGCCGCCCTGCCCGACATAAGACGCGCTAATATCTTGAGCAATGTCAGATATCTCATCCTGCAAGTCTTTCGGCGAAATCTTCGACGGAAGCAGTTTGTTAAGATCCTCGTCCTTAATCGCAGATATTTCGATCAAGCGATTCGACGGGCCTTCGCGCATTCCAGCGCCGATGACCGCGGCATCAGCAGGCAATTTGGATGCAATCTGCGAATACACATTCGGCCAATAGCGGCCCCACTTGCGTCGCTCTTCAATAATTGCGCCTGCGCCAACGATCGCGCCATCGCGCTCGGTGCGACCATAAGAGCGGTTGATTAAGTCATCGGCCAATGCTTTCGGGATCACAGCCTTGTTGTTGATTCCGATTCGGCGAGACTCAATGTCAACAATCGCGGCAAAACGTTCTGACGCAGCAGCTTGCTCTGCCGGCGTCGTAGCGCGACCGATCGCATCATAAGCATCACGAATCGCAGGATTGCGCTCAACAAGATACCCAGCAGGATCGGCCTCTTGAGCCTGCACCATCTTGGTGTAAGCGTCAGAAACCATCTCAAATCTCTTTAGACTGCCGGCAGCGCCTTTTTCTTGGGTCGGGCGCATAGATTGAATCTTTTCCGCAGCTTCCGCTCGAGGCATCGTCGAGAGCGACACTATGGTGGCACTCGCGTTATACGTTGCTCGATAGTCCTCGTATCGATCAGCAATACCAGCAGCAGCGAACTGCGCCTTTGTCAGCATCTTGTCAGGCGTGATGCCGACACTCATGTACGCAACCTGATCATCGATCTGTGTGCGCAGCACCTCTCGAGCCTCAGCTTCTCGAGCTCGGCGCTCCTGCTCCATGATCGCGATACGGCGCTCTGCTGTTGCTTTGACGTTATCAACAGAGTCTGCATCTAAGGCATCGAGATAAGTAAAACCAGTCTGCCCAGCAGGCTTATCAAGCGCAGCAAGAATCTGACGAGGGTTTTTGTCGGCAGCGGCAACAGCAGCATCTTGGGCAAGTATCGCGCGCTGCTGAGAGTAAAACTTAGAGGCCGCAGCCTTATCAGGAATGCGAGAAGCAATCAGCTCAAGATCGCCGGCAGCCTGCGAAAACTTACTCGGATCTATCTGCACAACACGACGCGCAGAGTTAGCAGACTCATCTGCAACTCGCACCGTCTTTTCGACAGAGCTGCGAGCCTGATAAACAGAGGAGTTTTTCTGGACATCCAAGCCTTGAATGCCAGCTCTTTCGCTAAACCATGCACGAGCCTTGTCAGATTTTAGATTCGGCAAATACTCATTAACGAGCTCTTGGTATCGAGCCTGAGCTTTATCTGAAAATCCCTCAAAATCGTCGGCTTGTTCTGCCTCGCTTCTGAGGCGCTGCTCTTCTTCGATCCACCGGCTAGTTAGTTCGATAGACTTTGACGAGGCATCAATTGCTGCGTCATCTTCGCGGCGCTTCTCAATCTCTAAATTGCGGCGCTCGACCATCTGGCCGGCAACCACAGCACCTCGAGCTATTGCTTCGCCGGTTTGCGCTAAACCAGACTGGATGCGCCCGAGCCCTCCGACATCGGGAGCAATGACGCGCGGCGTCGTCTGCTGTCGATAGAACTCGAGCTTTGCCATTACGCATTACCTCGCGCAGATCCACCGCGGTAGTTCAGCGCCATCGTAGATTTGCCAGTTTTAGGTGCGCCTCCACCAGCCGGCATCTTGCCGCCAGCGCCGGCATACGCAGTCAAGGCATTAGTGCCAGCGGAAAGAATTGCCGGCCCCCACAGCGGCTTGGCCGCTCGAGTGGCCCCAGCCTCAAACATCAACCCGCGTCGGCGTCCTTCGCCTTCGTATCGGATATTGAGCGCGTCCAACTCGGCAGCAGTTGCAGCCTGCGAGTAGGCATCAGCAAAGGATGCTGACTCCAGCAAACCCATCTGCGCACCAGCAGCACGAGTCTCGCCGAACGCCTCACGCGCTTGCCTGCGCTGCGCCTCCTCTGCGGCTCCAGCCTCCAGAGATGCAGCGCGAGCCTGCCCCTCTAACCCTCGAGCTTGCGCTTCGCCGACCTTGCGAGCCTGCGCCGTTTCGGCGATCGTCGCCGTAGCGGAGGCAGCAGCAGCGATAAATGGTATGAACTGCGCCATTACTGAATCCTCGAATACATCGCCATATCTTGACCGCTCGTCCCAAACGAGCGCATCAAGCCTTCAAACTCAAACCGCAGCATCTTTGCCCATCGATGCCCCTGCGGGAAACGAGCATCTACATACGCCTCAATCCGGCGATACGGGCGAGTGTTTAAGTAGTCGTCGACGATTCGCGTGAGGCCAACCATGTGCGGCCCTGCGTCTTTTGCAAGCCATGCCCATGCGGCGTATCGGTTCGCCCACATCTCTGCCACGCCTGCGCACATGACGGGCTTTTCGCCAGCCAGTACGGTATAGGCGGGGCCGGCTGCCACAAGCTGCTCGCAATACTCGTCGTCGAATACGAGCGGAGCCATGATCTGTTGCGCATCTTGCAGCACCATCGCTCGCAGATATTTAGCGTTGAACGAAACGACTTCCATTAGTCCTCCGTCCTCAACCGCGGGTACATCGCAACCACAGTCAGCGGCAGCGGCTGATCAGCCAGTACCCAGATCCGACCATCGGTTTCGTATCCACCCGGATACGGGAATTTTTCGGTGTCGCCGGTCAACACAGGCGGCACTTCATCCATATAGTCTGACAGCGATCGATACAGGATGTAATCGGTCGATGACGCATCCGGCCCGACCTTGCCGCCTAGGCTTGCATAGAGGCGCATCACGATTTGATGGAATCGCTTCGTCTTGCCCTGCGCCGTGCCATCCGTGGCACCCGCATCAATCCTTTGAGTGGCAAGAGTGGACGTATACGGCTGCCCGATCTGCGCTCGAGCAGTTTTAACGGGGAGCGTTACAGCACCATTGGTCACGGTCAGATTCTCAATCTCCGCGCCGTCAGCCAGAGCAGAGACTGTCGTGCCTTCCAGATGCCAAAGCCCAGTGATGATTGTTGAGGTCAAGCGCCAGCCATTAAGCGGCAGCTCATCAAGATTCGGAAACGGCGAAAGGATCGTGCAAAGAACCTCGCTCTCATTCACATAACTAGTGATCAATGCTCGAGCGGTCAGCCATTGCTGCGCAGTTTCATCAAAGTAGCGAACCCGAATCTCGCGGCCAACATCACCGGCAACAAAAACATCTTCGTTCATCGCGATGAATTCGTCGGCTTCCGTCAACAGAAAATCATTGGCTTCTGTTGTTAGTTCGTAGGCTGACGTTACCGTGAAAGAGACATTAGTCGCGTTGCGCGTTGTTGCGCCAGCACCGGGTTGCAAGGTCTCTGCTACTGCGCCGTCAAACTCGAGCGACGAATCAAGGTACACAGCCCCCTCGATGTCATCGTCCTGCTCAAATCCTTCTGCGAAATACTCCACAAAGCGCCGGGTCGATCCGTTGACCGACTTCTTGGCAATCACCCAAACGTCATTGACGCTGGCATCTGGGCTCGTAATGACTTGCACAGACTCGGCTACAGCAGACACCCCGCCGAGCGGATGACGGTGCCAACCATAGACGTTCTGCTCTCGGTCATAGGTCATGCCGAGCAGCTTGCCGTTGGCGAGCACGATCCAGATGATATTGTCCGGCTCCTTCTGGTACGCCATCTCGACGATGCCAGACTGCGTGATCTCGGGATACAGCACGTTCATATCGCGCGGCACCCAGCTATCGGACTGGATATCGAACCGCAGCTCGATCACCCGACGACCGCCGATGCGCACGAACAGCACAGCATCTTCGACTAGCGCCGGCTCCATTTCGCGCGAGCCTTCAGCAGACTGGATCTCGTACTTGACGTTCTCGGGGCCGAGCACTTGGTTCGGCGTAATCTCCTGCACGGCAACCTCGGAGCCTGCCGTACCAACCAGCAGCACATCCGATGCCGTCATCCAGCGGATCTTGTCCACCGTGCCGACCGAAAGCGTCAGCGAGATAGCGTTATCAGCCAAAATCTCACCGAGCGTATCGGGAGCCATCGACGAGTAGTCACCGGCCACCGACGCATAGATTTGCTGGTTGCCTGACCACCACAGACGATCGCGCCAGAAAGCGACCTTGTACGGGAACGCGGCACCTGTCGCCTCGCCCCACGCACCGATCCGATAGCGGCAGTCGTCACCGGCAACGATCTCAGCAGGGGCAATGCCCGGGCCGATGATGTCGACGGTTGCATTCTGCGCATCCGTGATCGCCGTCACTTTGACGACGACGTAACCGGGATGCAGATACTCCCAAGTCACCGCGCCGTCAGACTCGGTTCCTTCTTCGTGTATAGGGCGCACAGAGCCCGTTGTAGCGGAGTTTGTCGCCTCGTAATACTTGCCATCAGACTTGCGAAGATTGGTCGCTGTGACCGCCTTATTCGTTTCCCACGGCGGCGTCGTGATGTTGACCGGCTCTAGCCGGAACAGCATCCCAACGTGCTCGTTCTCAAATATGCTTGTCGTACAGGCGAGCGATATGCCCGTACCGGATGACGCGCCGAGCGTGAAATTCTTGTAATCGATCGGCTCAATTTGGAACGGGCCATCTGTCGGCGAGTACGTTGCGAAGGCCCAGCTCGTGTTGCCGCTGCGGGTCAACGTGCGCGGCGCATAACCCTCGCAGCCGATATAGAGCACATCACCCGACTGGACGATAGAAAGGGCGCAGCCGCCCTCTGGGCTCGTTAAATCGGCCTCGGCGTAGGGACTCGCAATCTCGTAGACTTTTTGCAGATCGCCGTTAAATACATACGCGCCGAATCCGGTCGTATCAATCGCGTTGCCGAACCAGTCCTTAAGAGAAAAAGTATTTGCACCGGCATTGACGTTCGCAACTTGCACATATCGGCCATTGAGCTCGGTCATGCCCTCAACGCCGACAACATAAAACCAGTCGCCGTCAGCCGGATCGGTGCCGGTGTAGCTCAAAACCCCGGGGTTTGCATTCGTGATGTTGGTGATATCAAGTGTGTCACCGAGTACCACACCGCGATCGGTGAAGAACCGAACGTATTGGTCGCCGAACTCGAGCACATAGGCTTGATCGAACGAGAACTCAAACCGCTTGAGATACGAAACTTTGTCTTGATACTTGGTCGGCAAAACGAACCGAGTACCCGGCATTCGCTTGGCCGGCCCCTGCACGGTCGGAACGAACCGCTCCATCTTGTAGCAGGAGCTCGAGTATTTCTCAAAATCAACGCGGCCAGATAGGAGTGGGCCGACCTCGCCGCCGTTGAAATTCGAGATCGCAGGCGAAACCTTTGCCATGCGTTACAGCCTCGCCAAGATCCAAGTCTGGTCTGCGAGAGACTCCGGTGGGTTTTCGATTGCGTTAGCGATGACGGCATCCTTTATCGCATTACGATAATCGTTATAAGCCATCTGCTTTTGCTCCGCGCTGGCCGTCAAAGGCTCGGCAAGAATGTACGCAAGGTATGCGGAGAAAGCCATATCGAACGCCGCATCAAACTGCACCGGGTCAGTTACCCGAGACAGATAACGCAGCTTCAAGGGGCCAGCCTGATTTGACAGGATGTACTTACCCTCGAGCACATACTCTTGCCCACCAGTCGATATCAGGTCTGATAAATCCGGCGATGGATACCATTGGCCGACTTGCAAGATGCGCATACAGTCGGTCGGAATCTGATACTGATACGACCAGTCCCAAAGTGGAGTGCTGGTATCTGCGGCAAGATTCGCTCGCTTAATGCAAAAGCGCCACGAGAAGCGGCGCTGGAGATAATCCCGTGTCATGTCGAACACGGCATTCACCTCACGGGCAGGCTTAGTGTTGTCCGTGAGATTCAAAATGCGCAAATCCCCGAGCTTCGTCAGCGCGAGGTTTGCGATTGCTACGTTACTAGCGGCCATCGGGAGACCCCGAGACCGTTAAGCCGGCGGCCAAGTATCTTGAAGGATTGCTTCCTTGATCGTGTCAAGAGCAAGCAAAACCTCAAGCTTGCTCATTCCGATCAGGTCTACGCGCACTTCAACGTCCGTGGTCGCCGTCGATGACGAGCCTTCCGTCACGTTACGAACGCCTTGCTCGCCACGATCAATACCGTAAAAACGATCTGCCATGATTCTCTCCTAGGAGAAAAGGGCGAGCCGGTTACCCGACCCGCCCTTGTTTCTTACGCCGCGTAACGACCGATGAGCTTCACGGTCGCAGTCGCATCAGCGTCTGCGGTGAGCGTGAAAGCCACATCGTAGAACACCGACGGGTCAGAGGTGAGGCCGAGGGCGTCCCACAGCTCTTTGCCGCTGTTCGCGATCGAGAACACAGCCGACTCGTGCAGAACATCCGTGCCGTTAATCGCGCCGTCCTTGAGAGACAGAGCCGAGGCAAAGAAGTCAGCATCGACCACAGCGCCGCCGTCCTTGGCTGTGCGATACAGGCCAATGTCGGAGATCGTCGTGGTGCCGATGTCCGGCGAATAGATTCGAAGATCCGTCATCACCGCATTCGAGGGAACGCGGAACATACGGTACGTCGAACCCGTGTTGTCGCCAGAGGTGATCGCAGCGGTCGCCACCTCGATGCGCTCAAAACCACCGTCTACACGGGGGCTATTGAGCACAGCCGGAAGGGCGTCTGCGTTGGTGATAAGGGTTGACTTAACTGCTACAACTGCCATTTTCGTTTACTCCCTTATTCCGCGCAGAGGATGTCAACGACCTTCTTCTCTTCGGTGCGGGTAGCACCAAAGGTGC